ACGGCAGCTTTGTGGCGCCTGAAATCCCAGAAGCAGTAGAGTAGGCCATAAAGCACTGCTCCAGCAATGGCTGACCGTAAGATTTCGGATCTGACAGCACTGACTGCACCAGCGGCTGGTGACTACCTGCCCATCGTTGACATCAGCGAGGTTGCTGCTGCCAGTAAGAACAAGCGGATCACCATCGAGGAGTTGTTCCGTGGCGTGCCGCTTGGCACGGCTGCTGCACCAAGCATTGCCATCGAGGGCGACGAGAACACCGGCATCTACAGCCCCGGCGCTGACCAACTAGCCATCTCAACTAATGGCACGGGGCGGTTGTTTGTCAGTGCAAATGGAAATATTGGGGTGGGTACGGCCAGTCCAGTCACACAGTTTCACATCCAAAAAGCAACTGATGGCTTGGCGGGCGTACAGATTTCCACTTCTGCGTACGGTTCTACCGCAACAGATGGGCTTTTTGTAGGAATTGATAACGACTTTGGATACCTATACAACTACGAAAACAAGTCTCTTGTTTTTGGCGTTAATGCCGTTGAGCGGATGCGTATCACGCCCGCAGGCCTCTTAGGTCTGGGGACTACTAGTCCTCAGGAACTTTTAGAGATACGGAAAGATGCTGCCGGTGTTGATGCGGTTGGTGTGCTACTGCACAACCAAAACTCAGGAGCTAATACGGCTATAGGTATTACATTTTCCCCAAACACTGGAGGCGCAACCAGAGCCGCAGGCATTTATGGCGTAAATGAAACTACAGCTCAGAATGCAACGGCATTAACTTTTCGCACCAATGCCGATAGCGCTAGCGGAATCGAGCGGATGCGGATCACCTCCGCAGGCCGCGTAGGGATTGGCACTACGAGCCCTGCCACAACTCTGGATGTCAATGGCGACGTAACCATCACCGACAAGATCATCCACGGCGGTGACACCAACACTGCAATTCGATTCCCCGCTGCGGATACTGTTTCGGTTGAGACTGCTGGCAGTGAACGCGCCCGCATCGACAGCTCCGGCAGGCTCTTAGTTGGCACGTCTAGTGCGCGAGCAAACTTCACAAGCGGCGCAAGGACTAGCCCCTTCCAAGTAGAAGGCACCACTCTTAACGACTCAGCACTGTCAATCCTTAGGAACTCAAACGATACCGGACAAAGCGGAATTTACCTCGCTAAATCACGCTCCACAACAGTAGGCGATGCAACTCCTGACATCGTTGCTGATGGTGATTCGCTGGGCTCGATCTTTTTCCAAGGCGCCGATAATACAAACTTTGTCAGTAGCGCATCAATTACAGCACAAGTAGACGGCACTCCTGGCGCTAACGACATGCCAGGCCGCCTAGTGTTCTCCACTACGGCAGACACGGCAGCTTCCCCGACGGAGGCTGTGCGTATCAATTCTTCCCAGCAATTACTTGTTGGAACTACAGCTTCACTTGCATCGTTTAACGATGGTCGCCTTGAGGTTTTATCAAAAGCCAGTCAACTTGCAATAGTCGCAGATGCTACGGCTTCAAGTGCTATTGGCATTGGCATCCGCGGAAACACATCTACAACAGCAGTCAGCTTCTTTAACGCTAGTGACGCCGCCACCTGCGGAACAATTGTTCTTAATTCTGGCAGCACTTCCTACAACACCTCTTCCGACTACCGCCTTAAGGAAAACGTTGCCGAAGTCACTGACGGCATCACCCGCCTACAGCAACTGAAGCCCAGCCGCTTCAACTTCATCGCGGATCCTAACAAGACGGTTGATGGTTTTATTGCTCACGAAGTTCAGGACATTGTTCCTGAAGCTATTACGGGCGACAAGGACGCAGTGGATGACGAAGGCAACCCCGTCTACCAAGGCATCGACCAATCCAAGCTGGTGCCCCTGCTGACTGCTGCACTCCAGGAAGCTATTGCCAAGATCGAAACCTTGGAAGCTCGGCTAACAGCCGCTGGAATCGAGTAGTCACCTTCACTAGGCGGGACAACCGGCCTTGTCCAAACTGGGCGATAACGCCTAGCATTCCATCAACCCCTTTTGACCAATGGCTAGCACCCCTGTCACCACCGTCGTCACATGGCGTATCGCCAACCTTGAGCGCGAAACCGCTGACGGCTTCGTGTTTACATCGCACTACACCGTGGATGCCAACGACGGCACCTACAGCGCAGGTGCGTATGGCTCGATTGGTTTCGAACGCCCCGAAAACCTGATCCCCTTCGCTGACCTCACCGAAGAGCAGGTGATCGCTTGGACGCAGGAAGCCCTTGGCGGTGACGAAAAGGTTGCCGAAATCGAAGCGGCTCTTCAGGGCCAACTCGATGAGCAGCGCAACCCAACCAAAGCGGCAGGCGTGCCCTGGGCTTGACGCTAGAATCGGTCTAACGCGCCAAGGCAATGTCAGTTCAGCCCGGCATTTACAACATCCCGTTGCAACGCCGGGCGGATTACACCGTCACGCTTCAATTCAAAGATGCCTCGGCAACACCAATCAACCTCACCAGTTGGACGGTTGCCGCACAAGTCTGGAACAAAGCCCGCACCACAAAATACGCTGACTTCACTGTCACCTACACCAACCGCAGCACCGGCACGGTTGCCATTGCATTGACGGACGATCAGACCGCCACATTCCCGGATGAGGCGTACTATGACGTGCTCCTGACCAATCCATCTGGCCTGAAGGAGTATTACCTTGAGGGCCTGGTATTTGTCAGTGAGGGCTACACAGCATGACCTCCGTCAATGTCACCACTGATGTCAACACCGTCACCGTATTGGATGATGGCGCAACGATCATCGTGACAACTGGCAGCGTCAGCAAAGACACGTTCGATGCACTCGAAGCACGAGTAGCCGCACTTGAAGCACTCGACATCATGTTGCTAGAAGGCTGATGGCTGTCAAATCCAAAACTGGCGCGGCTCGCATTGAGCACAAGCCTGGCCCGCCAAAATTAACCCGTCAAGGTAATGGCGCACGCAGCAAGCCTAGTCATGGGCGTAAGTTACTGCGCGGTCAAGGTAAGGGTTAAACTGATACCATGATCGAGGTCATCGCTGCTGTTGCTGGGGCTTCCATCAGCGTTGCCGCGATGGGCGCAATGGGATTCACCCGTCGCAATGATGAAGCGCGTGATGCGGTCATCAGGTTGACTTCTGCTGTGGAACACATTGCCACGCAACTTGAAGTGCTGCATACCGACATCAAAGACGACCGGCGGGAAACATTCCAGCGGTTGAATACGGTTGAACAGCGCGTGAGTAAACTAGAAGCACATCCGCACGGTTAACCGTGGAGTTTCTGTCTCATCCCGCTTTTTGGATTCTTGTTGCGGCTGCCAGTGAGCTGATTGCCCTGTCACCGCTCAAGAGCAATAGCATCATTCAAATGGTGTTTCAAATCCTGCGTCTGATCAAGGCAAAAAAGGTCTGATCGGTTTCGGTAAAGCAGGCTGGCAGCGCCGCTTAGAGCGGGCCATCAATGACTGGTGGTTCTACAAGACGCTGCCTGCCAAGCTGGACAAGGCCGAAGCCGACTGGCACGCAACTCAACCACCGGCCACCTCACCACCTGTTGTGGTAGAACATCCGATTGACCCTGAGCTACAAACTGGCGAAAGTCAATTGCTCGGCGGTCCCATGAGTATCCACGCACCCTGGAAACGTGACTAACAAAATCCGCCTGCTTGATCTGTGCAAGTATTACAAGGCATTGCCTCACCAGATGGCTGGCATCAGCGAGCTGGAGGAGGCGATCAACAAAGCCAACCCGCATATCCTCGGACGCGAGCAGGCGTGGTTCAAGACATGGAGCCAAGGCGGCAAGCAGCAGGATTACAGCCCTGCGGTAAAGCTGATCAAAGAATTTGAAGGTTGCCATTTGAGCGCGTACCCAGACCCACTGCACGGCTGGGACGTTGCAACCATCGGCTTTGGCACCACCCGCTACCAGGACGGTCGCAAGGTAAAGGAAGGCGACAAAATCACCGTGATTGAAGCGGATGAGTTGCTGCTTGAGGAAGTCGAACGCATCGCCAAGCATTTGTACGGCAAAATCCCGTACTGGAATGACATGCTGGTAACGCAGCAGTCTGCGCTAATCAGCTTTGCCTACAACCTTGGCGCTGGTTTCTACGGTTCCGCTGGCTTTGAAACCATCAGCAAGCGACTGGGCGAGAAAGATTGGGCCGCCGTACCTGATGCGCTGAAGCTCTACCGCAATCCCGGCACCAATGTCGAAGCTGGGTTGCTGCGCCGTCGCGTTGCCGAGGGCAACCTGTGGCGTGACGAGTTGCCGTCGGCCAAGGTAGCGCCATCGAGCCCATTTAGCGCCAAACTTACGCCAAACTTCACGCTGGGCGAATTTGCCCTGGGTGATCCGGCCCGGCGCTTCACGGCTCAGCATCAGGTGGATACCGCCATTGAGCTGGCCAAGTTCCTAGAGCGTGTACGCACTGCATTTGGCGACAAGCGCGTCACCATTACATCTGGCTATCGCCCGCCAGCAATTAATCGATCCGTTGGTGGCGCATCAGCTAGCGAGCACCTGTTCAATGCAACTGATGTAGGCGCTGTTGATTTTTACATTGACGGTGCAGACATCAACAAGGTTCAGGCATGGTGCGATAAGGAGTGGCCATATTCGCTCGGCTATGGTGCGCCTAAGGGTTTCGTGCATCTTGGCATACGGCAAGGCCGACCACGCGTGCGCTGGGATTACTAGGTAGCTAAAATTACAGCAATGCGTCTGCTGCGGCATGGCTGACCAACTTGTATTTACATGCCGCAGGCAGCGACGATGCAGGGAGAAATTACCAGCAGAAGATTTGCAACGTGACCCATCAACTGGTCAATTGTTTTGCAAACCTGGATTTTGCCCCAGCCATAAATACCGCGAAGACACTGACATCATCACACTGCAGCTTGAGGTGCGGCGGCTGCGTGATCAATTCAAAGTGGCAACAGCAGATCGTGAGCAGTTGCTCAGTCAACTTGCTGCAACGCAAGATCAACTGAATGCAGCACTTGACATCCGCGAAATCAATCACGTTGAACCGATTGCGGCTATCAATCCTGGATCACGGTCTGAGTCGGTTCCGGTGTTGCTGTGCTCTGATTGGCACTGCGGTGCAGTCGTAAAACGTGAATCAGTCAATCAATTAAATGCGTATGACGTCGATACGTTCCACGTTCGTGCGGCTGCATTATTTCGCAATGCCGTTAAGGTCATTGACATGGCACGCACCAGCGTTGACATCAACGCAATGGTGCTATGGCTTGGCGGTGATTTGATCGATAACCAGTTACATCCTGATGCAACGCAACAGCAAGACCTGACGCCAACGCAACAACTAGTTGAATGTGAACGCTCTATTGCCGCAGGCATTGATTACCTACTAGAGCACGGCAAACTAGAGCGTTTAATTGTGCCATGTAGCGTCGGCAATCATGGCCGCACTACTGCCAAGCAGCAGAGTAATGCAACCGAAAACAGCTTTGAGTGGTTGATGTATCAATCATTGCGGCGGCACTTCCGTAATGAATCGCGTATCGAATGGCAGATCAGTGACGGCAACATCCTGTACATTGACGTGCTAGGCCAGCGGTTGCGCTTCCATCATGGCGATGCAGTGAAGTATGGCGGTGGCGTTGGTGGCATCACGGTGCCGCTCACCAAATGGATCTACCGGCAGGATGTAGGCATCCGCGCTGATCACACGTTCCTAGGGCACTTCCATACATTGACGCTAGGCAGTGGCTTCAGCATCAATGGTAGTTTGATTGGCCCAACTGCTTACAGCTTGAAGCTAGGATTCCCGCCAGAACGTCCGCAGCAGTTGATGCGCTTTATCGATAGCGAACGTGGTTTTACCTTAAGTGCTCCCATCTTGACCGATTGAATGGATCATCGGATTGATGGCACTGATCTGATCCCTAAACGCAATGCAAAACACCAATTTAGACAGCGAATCTTTGACGCATGGCAGCACTGCTGCGCATATTGTGGCGCGTCAGCAGATACGCTAGATCACATCAAGCCACGCCATAAAGGCGGCGCAACTATCGTCAGCAACTTAGTGCCGGCGTGTAAAACCTGCAATCGCCGCAAAGGTAGTCAGCACTGGCAGGAGTGGTTCAAGCTACAAAGTTTCTGGTGCGAAGCACTGGAGACACGGGTGCAACAGTGGATTGAGGATAACTGCTAAGCATCTGGTGATAAAACACTAATGCTTGCCAATCTTGCTGATGTTCCTTACACATTCCAGCAACACATACACGCCAGACGTAACCAGATCCTGTGTATATTCTTTCGATAGTAGGTTGCGGCATGACAGCCACCAATTTCGACGGCTTGATTAGCCTAGGCCGCCCAGTGGGGTGTCATGCAGCTCCCTGCCTTTATTCAACATAAGCTTTAATCGAAGCATTGCGACACGCTCAATCTGCTGCAATCTGGCGCCTGATACGCCAGTTGCGCTCTCTAGTTCACGCCACGACACTGGCTTTTGTAACCTGCGATTGACAATTACAAACTTAGACCTATCGTCAAGGTATTTATCCATTAGGTCCATCATTTGCTGCGCTTGATGGCTAATGCTCAGTTCGTCATAATTAACCGTTGATTGCGGATCAGCAATCATATCAATCAGTGATACGCTATCGCTGGTTGATGGCACAACATCTAAACTACAAACCGCATAACTGCGTTGCATTGCGTCATAGATTACGTTTATATCAATACCAACGCGATCTGCAATTTCTCTTAGTGTTGGCGTCCGGCAAAACTGATGGCCGAGTTCCGTATGCACCTTCGCTATTTTGGTCAGCAGATCATGCAGTCCAGTTGGCAGCCTGATCATTGAGTCATTCTGTGACAATGCACGTTGGATGCCTTGCTTGATCCACCAGTAGGCGTAAGTGCTGAACTTATACCCGCGTGAGTAGTCGAACAATTCAACGGCACGCGCTAGGCCGATATTGCCCTCTTGGATGAGGTCCATGATCTCAAGCGACTTGCGCCTTCGCGCCTCATACTTTTTTGCAACATGCACCACAAGTTGCAGGTTGCATTGGATGAACCGCTCACGCGCCCGTTGACCACTGCGCACCAGTCGCTTTTCTTCTGTGGTCAGTTCACGCTCCAGTTGCTGCAGCTCGCGCATCTTGGCGATACGCCTGCCATATTGGATCTCTTGGTCTACCGTGAGCAGTGGATACCTTGCGATCTCGTTAAGGTAGTCTTTTAAAGATGACATGATGAATCCATTGGTTCACACAATAGAAGCACAGTTTCATGGTGCTGCCAACGCAAGTGCATTACGTGAGCTGCATAAACGCGGCGACATGAATGGACTGCTGGAATACGCACTCTTGCTGGCAGAAGCAGAAGCCAGCCAGCGATCACAAATCCACTGGCTGACAAAAGAAGCAATGGCATCATGCGGCAGCATCCAACCCTGGCATCTCGACGCTGCGAAGGAACTGCTTGGAGGCTGACACCGACGAGTCGTTGTTGTAGTGCCCCACGTCTGCATAACTGATTGCAGGTTTGGTGCTCATGCGGAAAAATACCATCTGACCAATTTTCAGCCCCGGATAAATCGGCAGCGGCTGCAGTTGCCGGGCATTTTTTAGCTCTAGCGTCAGGGCACTGCCATGCCATCCCGGATCCGCGTAACCGGCGTGCAGGTTTTCGTAACCCTCACGTGCGCGGCTTGACTTAAGAAAGAACAACCCAGCGATGTCTTCGGGCATGTTGAATGTCTCCATGGTCTGGGCAAGGATGAATTGCCCTGGCACCAGCTCGTAGGGATGCTCGACGGTGTAGCCGCTGATGTCCAGCGGGATCATCTGGTGCGAGCTGACTGATTCAAGCATGACCATATTGCCAAGCCTTAGGTCAATACTGGCTGGGTTAATTAGGTCAATTTTGTAGTTTTCCACCATGCCTTTATTGGCAAGGGCGTTGATTTCGTGGTCAGCAAGAATGGTCATTGAGGTCTGGTAGTAGGTGTGCGACCGTGTCTAGCGGTGCCTTCAAGATCAGCAGCCATTTGTGCTGCAGCTCTGAGCATTGTACTAAGTGGAATGCCACGAATGGAACGCTCGGCCATGTAGCGTACCGCTAAGCGGTAACCATGTGATGCGTTGCCATTGCCAAGTTGCTGCGCTAGTTTGATTTCCTCGTCTGTAACGCGGATGTTTAGCGTGCGGGCTCTAGCGCGTTTCGGTGCCAGTGCAGTTGGGCTCATGAGTTAATGAAACAATGCGTGATCGACCTGTCCATTTGATGTTGTATTGACTGAGCGGTTGCTCTGGATCTTGAACGGTGTACCAGCGGTGGTCGCAAAATTGACAACGACGACGCCTTACTAATTGCTCAGCTTCAGTGCGAAAGGTGCAGACCACATAGGTGGCCCTGCCGCCACATTGGGGGCAGGGGATCTGTACAACGCAACCTCTAGGCATTGCCCTCCAACTCGTCGGCGATGGCGAGGAGTTTGTTGCGAATTGCGTCATCACTGTCGAAACAGGACTCTGGCACTACCTGATCCGCAGCAGCTCGCAGGGCGGCGGCGGCAATAGCTTCAGCGTCAGGCGATTCAGCCACGCTGATAGCGGCATCCAGCACCGCCTGAGCGGCGGGGGATAGTTCAGTCATGGATTCCCCCAGCGGGCGAGGACGGCGCGGCCGTAGGCCAGCCCACCTTCTGGCTGGTCGATGTAGCGAGTTGTCGCCCACATCGTTATCAACTCCGCATCCGTCGGCCCCTGCGGCTCGGGCTGGGCCTCCAGTGCGGCGCGGGCTTCAGTTGCCAACGCATGAGTCTCGCGGCGATCATCCATCAAGAGCTGTCGGTAATGATCCAGCTCATCAGCCATGCGGGCGCACAGTGCGCGGTAGTCAGTCATCGAGGGCCTCCAGGGCGCGGCGGATGGTATCGAGATCTTTCATCTGGTTACTAAAGAATTCGCCCGTTGATACAAGACGTGTGAGTCCCTCCAACGCTTGCTCCTTCAAGCTCGGCGGCTTGGGGCGGCGGGCGGCGCGGAGTTCAGCAACGACTGAGACCACCTCTGACACAACGTCATCAGCAAACCACTCACAACATGCTTCCAGCTCCTGGTCAGCACCCCATTGGGCGGCGCGGGTGGCGATGTTTTGCAGCTTTTCAGTCGTGATCGTCACTGTGGACATGATTCGCAATTGACTGACGTATTCAGGCAAGTTGCGCCACTGCTGCACCAGCTCAGGCGGTGGGGTGATTGGGTGGCTCATAGCTCGGCCTCCGATTGCATCAGCTCAAAAAGCCGCAACATATGCTCAGCAAAGGCAACGTGGGTCATGACTGCATGGGTGCCAGGAGGGCGCCCGTAGGACGCCTCCCACCACTCCTTAAATGCAATTTCAAGGGTGGTTTGGTTCATTAGAAAACTGCCTCCTCTGCGGGGCTGCTGCTGCGAGGCATGAACTCAAAGCGGGCAATGCTCAGTACATGCTTGCTGCGTTTAGCGCCGGTTTCTTTGTCGCTCCACTCTTGGCGGCGAAGATTGCCACTAACAAGAATGCTGTCACCTTTCTTGAGCTTATCGACGATCAGCTCAGCAGGCTTGCCCCATGCTTCGCAGTCGATGGCATTGTTGATCCAATTGCCATCTTTGTCTTTGCCTTCTTGGATGCCACCAGCAAAGTTAGCGACCATGGTGCCGCTATCGAAGGTGCGCAGTTGAGGTTCGGTGATAATCCGAATAATGCCAGTTGCGTACAGACTCATGTCAATTAAGTGGGGTGATGGAATTGGCCTCTTCAAAGGCCAGTACTTGGGCTAGTGGATACCGAACCCGTGGCGTACCGGCAGGAAAACCGATACGCGGGATGGTGTAGTAAGTCGGGCCAATGTTGCGTGCGCGTTGGTTTTTTATGGCTGCTGGTTTCAGTCCCCAACGCGCTGCTAGTTGATCAGTTGTGAGATACGGTTCAGTCATCAGCGAATGGGTCCTCGTCTGCGGGTGCGGCTAGGTCTGACTCTTTGGCCAGCGCAAGGCGCATCAACTCGTCGTTTTGCTCCTCGCTTAGGTCGCCCTTGCGGGTTTCCATGCGCTTGGTTACCTCTTGCAGTTTCTCCATGGTGTCAGCTTTGGCAATAGCAGCCTTGCCAGCGGTGAATACCTTGGCATCACCTGCAGCCTTGGCGGGCAGTGCTGGTGCAGCGGTCACGGTGACAGGCTCCACCTCAGCTTGCTGCATCTCGTCAGTGCTGTAGACGCCAGACATGTCAGCAGGGAATGCCTTGCGTAGCGCCAACGCCTCGGAGCATTTGGCGATCATTGCAGCACCCATCTTGGACCATAGGCCTTGGCCGGCGTTGTAATCGGCAAAACGGGCGACACCCACAAAAGGATGCTCGCTGCCTTTGCGGTGGATGACGGTCTTGGCCGCTGCGGGTGGCTTGCTGCCAAGCCATACATCCGACCATTGGCCATCTTCACCGCACCAGTAGGTCTCGCTACCGTCCAGTTGGCCGGTGCGCTCAGCAATGGCACGCAAGCCGTCGATGCCGGCTTGAATGGTCATCTTTCCAGCCCGCTTGATGGCGTAGATCTGTTTGCTGAACGGGTCAAGCCCAGTGCGCTGGCAGGCATAGGCAAACAGCCGCAGTTCGTCATTGCTGCACCCTGGCGCAATAGTGGTGCTGATCAGTTGGGTTTGTTCTTGGGTCCAGAGCGTGATACTAGAAGTCATCGGAAGTCATGGTTGAGTCGTTGCGCAGTGCCCATTTAGGCATTGCGATGGTGTCGCACGTGGTGGTGTAGCCCGGCCACTCATTGATGGCACGGCAGTCGCTGATGGTTTGCAAGCCGATACGGCATTGTTCAGCGCCAGCGGCCATGGCGTCAGCATCCAGCTCGTACACGCCAACGGCATATGGATAGGTCTTCTCCACTGCGATGAAGACAAACCGATCCGCAAAGGTGCCGTTGAGGTAATGAGCGGCTTGCGTATGATAGCCGAAGGTGGCGCAAGCGCGAGCAAAAGCACCGGGGCTTGCGTCCTGGCAGGTCTTTAGGTCAACGATGGTGTTGCCTTGATACCAGTCAGGGCGGCATTTGCACCGTTGGCTGGTTGCCTTGTCATTCCACCAGAATGACTGCTCAGCCTTGCCATCAGCCAGTAGCGCTGCAGCATATGGATGCTCGCGGACACTGGCGGCCATGCTCAGTGCTAGCGCCATGTCGGAGTTGGTGACGGCTTCAATGCCATCAGCGGCCATGCGTTCCGCCTGCTCCTTGCCGGTTTTGGTATTGCGTGGTCCGCAGACGCCATAGCGTTGCAGCAACTCATTAGGCTCCAGCACTGCGCAATGGGCAAGGCTACCCAGCCGCATTGCAGTGGTTGGCTCAACCACTGGCCGCTGCGGGTTGACGTAGCGACTCCAGTAGTGGTGTGGCGACTGCATCACTGCCTTCAGGTGGCTGGCGCTGATGGCTGGGTCGGCGTGGTACTCAGCGTTGCTAGTCATACCATCGCCCCACTGCGCAGGCCTTGGTGCAGCCTGCTAGCGGTGCCATAGGTGGCAACCATCTCAGGGAATGCGTCAAGGATGCGTTGCTTGTTGCCGGGATCTGCCTTTATGCCAGCCTGGCCGAGGGCTTGATAAAAGCTGCCGCCGTATTGACAGGCGGTAGCGAGTGTCCAGTAGATGTCAGATTCGCTCATGGCTTCAAGTTGGTATGGCAAGCAGGATGCTGGTGATGCGCCAGCGTGGCTTGGTCACGGCCACCGGCATAGCCAGCGGCGTAGACGGCAAACATCACCACCAAGACGGTTATGCGGTTGATCCAAGGGTTGTTGATCATGCGAGTACCTGACGGACGCGGTAACGGGTGATGTTCATGTGCTCTGCAATGCGACGTTGCGCCCAGCCGTAGCTGCGCAGCCGCTTAATGCGTTGCTCGGTGCTCTCAGTGGCCCATAGCAATACCAGCAGCGGCAATAGCAGCAGCGCTAGTAGCAGGGCGATGGTCGTAGCGGTCATGGTTGGGGTCGCAATGTGGATGCCGGATTGGGTGCGGCTCCGGCAGGCCGCGTGGGGCTAGCGGGCGCGGTTGTTCCAAGCCCATGCAGCTTTTTCGTATTCAGCGACAGTGAATCGGCCGGTGGATTGGCGGGTGTAGCGAGCCATTGAGTCGCGGACGACTTCGCCTGCCCAAGGGGCAATGCGCTCGATCATGCGTTGCTGAAGAAGGTTGAGGCTGGAGCGGCGGGAAAGGCGGGTCATGGCTTTTGGGTTGGGGTGGAGGTCTTTGCCTCCGATGCGCTTATCCTACACCCTATGCCGCCCTCGTCAACCGTCAGCAGTCGTAATCCGTAACGCATCCTCGACAGACCTCGCCACACCTGCGATGCCGCCCGCTGCCTGGACCGTATCCAGCCACTGCTGCTGCTCTGGCCGGAGCCTGCCGGTAGCGGTCTTCACCTCTATGGATAGGAACACCGCCACCGTGGTGCCGACCATTTCAGGAGTGATGGCAATGCTCCGGTAACCGATCAGGTCGGCGCTGCCTTTGCAGAGGCCAAACTGCACCGGGCGACCATTGGCGTCCCGCAGCGTGCCGGTGTTATTGCGGAACAGCCTGGTAGCTCCGGTGCTGCAGGCGATGCGGATGTGCTGTTGGATCTGCTGTTCAGACGGCAAGGCCTAGCTGCTGCATTGGTGGTGGCAGCGTAACGGCTCCCCACTGCTGCGCCATGGCGTCGGCCACACCTTGGTAAGTCCGGCTGCGGTCCTTCCACCGATCTGGTCCCGGCGGCATTCGATGCACCTTGGCTTCGCGGCCTTCAACCACTTGCGTCGGTTTCAAGCGCGGCAGGTTACTGAGCCACAGGCACGTCGCCTTGGTTTCACCGTGGCCGAACTGCCACGGCTGAATGATCTGGTCTGGCGCCCGTATGGCTGAGCTAATCACACTGACCGGGTTCTCAATGCACCAACGGTCGATAGGTGCTGCCATCAACAGCCGCACGAAGTCCAAAGCCTCGGCCTGCTCGCGCTGCTTGCGGTGGAAATGGCGCGACCCGCTGACCGCCAGATGGGTGCATGGTGGGTGGGCGATCATCAGATCCCAGCCGTCACCCAGCACCTCCTCAACTGGCTGCTGCAGGTGCCATTGCGGATCGCCTTCGCATGGCAGCAGATCGCAGCTAAAAGCGTCGTGGCCATGGCTGCGGAACGCATCACGCACGCGGGCGCTGTATTCGCAGGCAACGAGAACCCTCATCCGCCGTAACGCTTAGCCAGTCGTGCCTGATACACCCGTTCCGCCCATCCTCGCTTATAGCCGCGTTGCTGTGCTAGTTGGCGGAGGGCCTCAAGGTCGGTGGCTTTGCCCTGCTCGCGGCGTTTGGTTACAGCGATCTCTTGCAGCTCGCCATCAACTATCTTGATTTCCCGCGGCTCAAGCGGGGCGAACACATGCCCGCACTCGCGGCATACCTGCGCGGCGCTCATGCTGGTCGCAAAGCATACCGGGCATACCTTGACACTGGGCGCCTGCTCGCGGTCACGCTTGACTAGGCCATCCAGCGTCCACTCACGTTCCTCTAGGTGGTGGCCGAGTCTGAGCGTGTTGCCGACGTGATCCAGAACCACTGCAGCAGCCTTACCAGGTGATGGCCTTAGGCAGCGACCGATCATCTGAAGGTGCAGGCTGGTGGATGCCGTAGGCCGCAGCAGGATGCAGCCGCCGACGCTAGGTACGTCCACGCCCTCACCAATCAGTGCGCAGCTAGTCAGGACCTTTAGGTTGCCTACCGCTAGCCGTTGCAGCAACTCCCGCCTAGTGCCGGCATCCATGGTGCCATCAATCGAATCCGCGGCAATACCAGCCGACTGGAACAGATGTGCCACCGCCTCGGCATGGGCCACTGAGCAGCAGAACGCAATTGCCGTCTGGCCATCGAGGTGCTTGCGGTAGTGGGACACCGCATCACCCATGATGGAGCCAATCCGGTGCTCAGCCTCTTTGGTGTCGAAGTCGCCCATGCGTTTACGCAGGCCGTCCGCGTCAAACCCAGGCGGCGCTAGCACCTTGGCTGCAGCAATGAATCCTTCATCCGTTAGCTGTTGCGCTGTTGGGCCTTCAACCATCGCTTCGTAATGCTCCCCCAGCCCACGGCCATCACCGCGTATCGGCGTAGCCGTAACGCCAAGCAGTTTGGCGGCTGCAAAGTGCTCAATGGTCTTGCTCCACGTGCCAGCAGTGGTGTGGTGCGCCTCGTCCACCACTAGAAGCTGGAAGAAATCCCTCGGCAGCAGGTGCAACCTCCGGGCGACGGTTTGGACTGATGCCACCTGTACGGCGTGGCTTAGGTCCATTGCTTTGCCGGCACTGATGCGGCCATGAGGCACTGTCATCGCCCGACTGGCTTGATCCAGCAACTCCTGTCGATGCACCAGCACCAGCACGCGGTTGCCCTTTTTGGCGGCTTGCTCGGCGATGTAGCTGAAGCAAACCGTCTTGCCGCCGCCGGTTGGCAGCACTGCTAAGACTGACCGCTTGCCTAGCTGGTACTGCAAGCGAATGTCGGTGATTAGTTGTTGTTGGTAGGGGCGGAGGTTAATCATTCACATGCACTCCATAGCGATTAAATGACTCGCGAATGCGATGAATGCCAGAATGGCACTCTTTGCACACAATTTGAATGTTGTCGCGTTCATCGGTGCCGCCGTTTTGCACCTCAATAATGTGATGCGCCTCAAGTGGCACCATTGGTTGCAGAGACTTAAGTAATGCTCGGCTGCGCAGGCATGTCCAGCAATAATCCCGCATATCATCAGGCACCAAGTCGAACAAATCGCGATTGACTTTGCGGCGGACCGTTTTCAGCTCGCTTGGCTTTGAGATCCACATGTGCCCATGCATAGGGCAACGAATCTCGCCGTGATGCTGGGTGTCGGGTCGAAGCTTGAACGGTGATTCTTGCCCGCATTTGGGGCATGGATGAGTAGATGTCACACCAGTACCCCCTGCTTGTTGCTGGCAACCTCTGTCAGGTTTTTGACGGCGCAGTTGTAATACGACGGCTTCAGTTCAAAGCCAACAAACCGGCGATCCATCTGCAGGCTGCAGTAGCCCTCGCTGCCGATGCCGGCGAACGGGCTGAGCACTAGGTCGCCAGGGTTGCTCCACAGTTGCAGGCCGCGGCGAATCACCTCAAGTTGCAGCGGGCAAATGTGCCGCTCATCCTCGTTGGCGCGGGCGCTGCGGTACTGGAGCGTGTCCGATGGGTTGATGTCCATCCATACCGGGCTGGCATACCGCTGCCAGATGTTGATGGAATCCTTGATTGGATCCTTGCTCTTAGGTGGTGGATTCTCGCCCGCAAACTCCGTGAATGGTCCAGCCACAGGCTCAGGGTTATCGCCCAATTTGCGCACCGTTACCAGATAGTCCGGGATGCCTTGGCGGCTTAGCGCGGAGTCCTTACGCACTTGCTTATGCAGCAGGCCGATTGCCTTGGTGCGCTGCATTGCGGTGACCGGATCTTTCCATATGCACACCTCGCTATGGAATACAAATCCAGCAGCTTGGAATATGCGCAGCATGTCACCACGGAAGTCCTTCACACCAATAAACCCATCGCGCTCTTTGCTGCTAGGCAGATTCATGCAGTGGAAGCTGATCAACCTGCCAGGCATCATCACCCGATGCAGCTCCTTAGCCAGGAACACGAAGTGATCAAAGAACTCCTGCTCGGTGCGGCTGTTGCCCATATCACGGTCACTATTGCTGTAGGTATACAGCGACGCAAATGGTGGGCTGAAGATGCTGTAGTGGATGCTATCCGCGTCGAGTTGCTTGATGCTCTCCACGCAGTCGCCCATGTACATGTCCCAGTTGTCGCCTGACTTGTGCTCAGTGACATGTGGCATCACCTGCCGCTGGATCTTCTTGAGTTGTTCCATGGTTTGTTGCTTCATGATTTCAACCATTGATTGTGCCATTTGGATACTGTCCGCTTCTTTACGACGGATGTTTTCAATCACGCGGCCTTCGCCTACGTCGTAGATGATGTGCGCATTAACTGGTTGCTGTTGCCCAAATCGCCAGCACCTACGGATGGCTTGATAGAAAGCCTCGTAGCTATGGCTCAGCCCAACAAATGCGACGTTATGGCACCGCTGGAAGTTAAGGCCAAACCCAAAGATGCTGGGCTTGCTGACCAATACGCGGATCTTGCCATCTTGAAAGTCGATGGCCGCTTGCCGCTTGTGGTCATCGCTATCAGCGCCGCATACCTCAACGGCGCCATCAATGGCAGCCGTTAGCGCTTTGCTCTCGTCATTTAAATCACACCACACCAACCACTGCTCACCGTTGCCATTGGCAAGCTGCGCTGCAGCGTCAACCCGCAGTTGCAGGCTGGCCTTACGCACCTTGCGCTGATCGTTAAGGCTGCGGGCCTCCATGGCAAATAACGCCATCTGGCCTGCGTCATCAGCAACTGCTTCGCGTGGTGTTTCCACCGTGAAATCTTGGATCTGCAGTGCCGGCAACACAAAGTCGCCATCGTCATATCCCAGATCCGATGGCTTGCGGATCGTCACCGCCCAACTGCACACCCACTCCCAGAACTTGCTTCGTGCGTGACCCTTGAGCCGCCACTTAGCAGTGTCGCCGCCGTCATGCACAAAGAACATCGCCAGCATCTCAGTGCGCGTCATCACCCCTACGAACTCAGCATGGTTGCCGAGCTCCATGTGGTCGTTAGGTGCTGGCGTAGCTGAGCAGGCCAAGCGGTATGGCGTCTGCGCAAATGACTCGATGATCTGGTTGCGGGTCTTGCCGGTGTATGCCTTAAGGATGCTGCTCTCATCCAGCACCACGCCTGCAAAGCTGCTGGCGTCAAAGTGCGCCAACTTCTCATAGTTGGTCACCGTGATGCCGGGATTCACCTCATCTTGCGTTGCCGCAAACTGGCATGGGATCTTGAACTTGCTGCCCTCGCGGACGGTTTGATGCGCAACCGCAAGCGGCGCTAACACCAGCACATTGCCGCCGGTTTCTAGGTGCACCTGATGCGCCCATTCAAGCTGCATGGCGGTTTTGCCCATACCGCAATCAGCCCATATGCAGAACTTGCCTACGCGGCACGCCATGGTCACGATGTCCCGCTGAAACGGAAACAGTGATGCGGTGAACTGCTGCGGGTCAAATCCTGCTGGCTTGCAGGCGCTGGACTTGGAAGCAAGGAAGTCTTGGTAAGTCATAGGCCGTGTCAGGCCTTGCCAGCGTAGCAGCCGCTGCTACAGTGTGCAAGCACCTAGCCCAGCACCGTGCGACTGAGCCATCCAACCCATATACGTCTGACCATCGAGCAACTGCAACGTCTTGACTCATGGCGTGGTGATCGCATGAATCGCGCTACCGCTATACGGCTGCTACTGGATCAAGCACTGCGGTTGCACGTGGACGGCATCCTGCCGGGAACAAAATGACGATCCACGATGAGTTAGCCCGTCTACCTGACGGCTGGGGATTTGTTGCGGTTGATGGCGAGAAGCGCCCATACCAGAAGGCATGGCAAGACAACCCACTATCCAAAGCCAAGCTGGCTGCCGAGCTAAAAGCCGGTCGCGCTCGTGCTATTGGCGTTTGCTGTGGTGTCCCATCCGGTGGCCTGCTGTTTCTTGACCATGACGGCAAGTCAGCTAGCACCATCCTCCGCGACTGGGGCTGCCCCATGTCATCGCTGCCGCGTAGCTGGACTGTTACGTCTGGCCGCGACGGCAGATTTCAAGTCATCTACCAAGTGCCGGAGCACTACTGGGATGGCATCGCCACACGCAAATACAAGACCGGTGTCACCGATGCCGAAGGCAAACCCGAGCAGGTGGAACTGCGCTGGACCGGGTGCCAGTCCGTTGTAGCAGGTGATCACCCGCTAACGCCCGGTTACCGCTGGGTGCGCGGCTACGCCCCTGGTAACCTGCCCATTGCTGAAGCACCGCCCGAGTTGCTGGAGCGGATGCTCAAGCCTGTGGCTGCTGCTCCGGTGCCAGCACCGGAGCCGCGTGCCGCCGGCACCGATGACACCGCCAGGGCGCGGTCATACCTCGATGCCTTAGATGCCAGTCGCGCTGACGACTACGACGACTGGTTAGCCGTTGGCATGGCGCTCCACAGCCTCGGTGATGACAGCCTCCTAGACGACTGGGAGCAATGGTCAGCGCAGTCCGGTAAGCACAAGCCCAGCGATTGCCACCGCAAGTGGCGCAGCTTTAAGAAGTCAGGCATCACCATTGGCACCCTTGGCGATATGGCCAAGAAAGATGGCTGGCGTAGCAGTGCTGTTGCTCGCAAGGTTGTGGGTGGCAGCGGCGGCGGCGGTTCTGAGGCTAATGCGCCGCCGATCATCACCAAACCCGAGAAGTTGGAAACCGCAGAACTGCTGGCGTTTCTGCGTAGCAAATGCGATGACATCCGCTACAACATCTTCACCCAGCAAATTGAAATCAAAGAGCAGGTTGTAGAAGGTGCCGACCGCTTCTACCTAAAGCTGGCGGAAATGGGCTACAAGGTCAGCAAAGAACTGGCAATCGACTGCCTTGTCCAGGTAGCCAATGAGAACCTCTACGACCCCGTCCGCGAATACCTCGAATGGTGCGCCAACAGCACTGAGCCGACATATATCGACCGCCTAGCCACCACTTACCTCAGGCCCGATGATGAGGTCCAGCAAGAGCCCACCATCTACGACGAGATGCTAAAGCGCACCCTTATCGGTGCAGTAGCCCGTGCCTTTAATCCCGGCTGCAAGCATGACACCGCCTGCGTCATCATGGGCGATCAAGGTGCATACAAATCCAGCTTTTGGCAGTGCCTAGGTGGTCCGTTCTTTAGTGATGCGCTTGGTGACATCACAACCAAAGACGACATCATGGTGCTCCACCGATCATGGATGATGGAATGGGCAGAGTTGGATCACATCACCAATCGCAAGCACGCCGGACAGGTTAAAGCCTTCTTATCGCAAGCGGTTGACCTACTCCGTGTGCCATATGGCAAGGCTGTTGAATCATTCCCACGCCGTGGCATCATCGTTGGAACAACCAACAAAACCGCTGGCTTTTTGGTTGATGAAACCGGCAACCGCCGCTTCTGGGTTATCCCCACTACCAAGACCCAGCAGGACCAAATCAATACCGCTGCACTATTGCTAGAGCGTGATGCCATATGGGCTGCTGCTGTCAAGATGTACCGCGATGGCGAGTCCAGCCGGTTACCTGCTGCAATGGAGGATCGCATCACTGAAGAGAACAACACCTACCTGATCGACTCCCCATGGCGTAGTCCCATCATTGAATACCTTGATCGGCGTTCGGGTATTGAACTGCTCACATCTGAGGAGATATTGGAGTATGCCATCAAGAAACCCCTGGAGCGCCAAAGCCGTGCTGATCAGATGCAGGTGGCATCCATTCTTAAGGATCTCGGGTGGGTCAAGAAACGAGAGGCAACAGGGCGCCGGAGGTGGTATTACAGCAGGTCAGACGGTTAGACGGCAGTCAGGCACTGGCTTTTCGCCGTCCTAACCTCCCAACCCGACCGACCTACCTAGAAGAGTTTCCCTAACCCCCCTCCTCCCCCCTTTTACTTATTCTTTTTAAGAGGTTAGGTTGGTTAGACGGTTAGGTAAAGCCAGTCCACGACTGACGTCTAACCGTCCAAACCTCCGAAAACAGGTCAGACGGCTGCAAAATGCAAGAAATCAAAGTCCGATTCAATCCCGCTGATATCCACCACTTGGATCAGCAGGCAGGCGTTGCTGGCACCAGTCGCGCAGGGCTCATCCGTGACAGAGCGTTAAGCAGTGGCTTGCCACGGTTGACCACAGCGGCATACCATGCGCTGGTGGCTGATGCCGTGTCCTACATGCGCGGCGACCTGCCACGCCTTCAAGTGGAAACCCTCGTCGCATATGTCATCACCCGACTTGATCAACATCAGCGCCAAGCAGACGCCAGTCATCAACCGACTCCATGAAGCCATGACGCAGGCACTTGCCTACGCCCATGCCATTCGTGATAATGCCCAAGATGACGGCACACCCATCCCATTGGACCTTGTGGCTTCTTTTCAAGAAACTTATGAACAAATCATTGCCGCCCTTGCTGAGGCAGCCAGCATCTGATCCGGTTAACCACCCCAGTCACTACACCGCTGGCAACATCGAGTGCATCGACGCCATCCAAGCCGCGCTCACCCCTGAGCAGTTCATCGGGTACTGCCGTGGCAATGCCATCAAGTACATCTGGCGCACTGATCACAAAGGTGGCGCCGAAGACCTCCGCAAAGCAATCTGGTATCTCAACCGTGCAATTTACAACCTGTCAATTTGACCTCGACAATGCTCTCCGCACCATCGCACCAGCGATTGGTGTTCGCAGCAGTCACCCCATCCTTGACTGCTGTCTGATCCAAGCCGCAGGCGGCATCATGTCCGTCACCGGCTTCAACCTGGACCTAGGCATTACCGTCACCGCACCAGCCGTCGTGGAAACCGAAGGCGCTGTGGCATTGCCATATCGGCTCCTAGCTGGCCTTGTAAGCCGCATGGATGCCGATCAAGCTGTGACGCTGCACGATGGCGGCCTGACGGCTTCCAGCGGCTCCTACGGCCTTGCAGCGCAGGATGCAGCGGATTACCCCGCAATGCCTGATGTGGAGGCTCCTAGCGCCGAGCTGGCCCTATCGGCTGGTGTACGCGCCTGCATGACCGCTGCCAGCACTGATGCATCCAAAGCCCTGCTGCAGGGCATTCACCTCGCCAATGGCCATATGGAGGCCACTGACGGGCATCGCCTTATGCGGTACGCGGTAGACCTGCCTGCTGGTATTGACCTCGTCCTACCCGCCAGCACCATGCGGCTGCTGCAGGATCACATCGTCACCATCGCCCATGCCGGTGGTCAAGCTGTCATCACAACCGACGACAACATCACCATCTACAGCCGCATCCTTGATGGCGCTTACCCCGACATTACCAAGCTCATCCCCGCAGACTTCAATCACACCATCACCATTGACCGGCATCGGCTTACCCGTGCCCTAGAGCGTGTTGCGATCATCGCCGATGCCCACAATTCCATCGTCAAAGTGGAAGCCGTAGGCGGTACTATCGCCATCACCGCTGAAGCTGATGCCAACAACGGCAAGGAGCTACTAGCAACCGATGGCACCGCAACCGGCACCTGGGCTTTCAATGTCCACTACCTCCTAGACGGACTCAAGGCTTTCAAAGGCCATGACGCCGTTACACTGTCAGCCAATGCGGCAACCACCCCCGTGGTACTGACGCCTGCAGGTGTAGATGGTGTAACGTATCTTGTAATGCCCGTGCAGATTAAGAGCTAGCATTTATGTATGGCCAGATCTAAAACCAAAGACAAAACCCACTACACTCACGAAGAGCTGTTGTGCATTTGGTCGGATCTGGCCGAGATCATTGCTGCTGGCAATAACCAAATCTCTATCCCTAAGCTTATCATTGAAAAATGGGGGGTGTGTCGCCCTACTGCCGACAAGTGGTACGACTGCGCCAAACAACTGCTGTACCAGACATGGGATAAGTCCACATTGGCTGAAATGAAAGCCAAGCGACTGCAAACCCTTGAGATGACAATTGAGCGCGGAATGCGAACCAATCAACTGGGATCAGTTATTGGCGCGGTCAGGCTTCAAGCTGAGATGCTTGGATTGGTTGGCAAGTGAGTTGTATTGAAGCCGATCTATTAACACGTTCGGCATTGCAATTAAATGAATCCACAGAGCTGGATTTGGCAGAGCGTCTTGCAACCATCCGCAGCGACCTGCATCCTGGGCAGCTTGCGTTTGTGGATGACACTGCTACGCAGATCATTGGCATCAGTGCTGGCTATGGCGCCGGCAAGACCCGTGCATTGTGCGCTAAGGCGGTGATGCTGGCTGCAGCCAATCAAGGCTTCATTGGTGCGGTGATGGAACCAACCGGCCCGTTGATTCGTGACATCTGGCAAAACGATTTCGAGCAATTTCTAGAGGCGTATGACATTCCCTATACCTTCCGCGCTAGCCCGTTGCCGGAATACATGCTGCACCTGCCAGGCGGTGACACCAAGATCCTGTGTCGTAGTTTCGAGAATTGGTCACGCATCATCGGCCTCAACCTTGCGTGGGTATTGGCGGACGAGATCGACACGGTGACACCCAGCATTGCCAACAAGGCATTCCCCAAGATCCTTGGTCGCTTGCGATCTGGCAATGTCCGGCAGTTTGGCGCCGCCAGTACACCAGAAGGTTTCCGCTGGATGTGGAACACGTTCGGCAGTGAAGAGGCACAAGGCCGTGAGGATCGCAAGCTCATCAAGATGCGGTCTGTAGACAACCCACACCTGCCGCCAGACTTCATCGAGCGGCTGCAGGCCAACTACGACCCGACGATGCTGCGGGCATACCTCGACGGCGACTTCGTCAACCTTGCCACCGGCACCATCTACGACCGTTTTGATCGCAGCAAGCATGTAACCAGCACGCTGCCCGACATTGACCGCGAGCCGCTCAGGGTTGGCGTTGACTTTAACGTTGGCAACATGTCCGCCATCATTGCCGTGCGCATGGGCGACAGGTTGCTGGTCATTGATGAAATATCAGGCGCGCATGACACCGACGCCATGGCGCAGGAAGTCGTCAGGCGCTATCCGCATCGCCGCATGTACGTTTACCCCGATGCCAGCGGCGGCAACCGCAGCACCAACGCAACCCGCACTGACATCCAGATCCTTGAGTCCTACGGCATGTCGAACCAATCACCCAAGGCAAACCCGCCCGTTCGTGATCGCATCGCTGCAGTGCAAGCGCTTCTCGAAAACGGCAAAGGTCAGGTCAGGCTCCAGGTGTCAGAAACTTGCAAGCGGCTCATTGAATGCTTAGAGCTGCAGTGCTACACCGAGAAAGGCGACCCCGATAAAGATGCCGGCCATGACCACATGAACGACGCACTGGGCTACCTGATCTGGCGTGAGTTCAACCCGCTGCACGCTGGCGCTGGCCGCAGCACTGGCATCAGGCTCTACTAGGTGCTACGCTCACAAGGCCCAGCAATTCCATACCAAATGCTGACCGGATCTGAACTGCTCGCTAAAGTCAAGGAACTTGGCGACCTCAATAAATCTGACCTCGTGCGTGAATGTGGTTACGTCAAAGGCGATAAGCTCTGCTTCACCCAGTTTTATGAAGCGCTGCTTGAAGCCAAAGGTGTTGAACTGAGCCCTGCCAAAAAGTTAGGTCGTAAACTCAGCCATAAAGCCAAGGTGCAATTCAACGGCAACTTGATGGTTGGTTCTGCTTATGTCGAACAACTCGGCTTTAAACCCGGCGCTGAATTTGAAATTAAGCTAGGTCGCAACAGCATTACGCTGACGGCTGCGTAAACTGTTCGCATCGCAGGCGGCCTAATGTACTCCGGCTTTAACGCATACGACAGGCCGCTTGCACGTCGGCAGGTCACCAAGATCAATGATCCCAATACCTCGTGGTACGCCCAAGAGCCACATTGGATCTTGATCGAAGACCTGATGCAGGGCACTTACGGGATGCGCCGCAAGCATCGCCGGTACCTGCCGCAGGAGCCACGTGAGCTTGACGAGTCCTATGACAACCGTCTAGCACGTAGCGTTTGCCCGCCGTACTATCAGCGCCTTGAGCGGATGCTGGCCGGGATGCTCACCCGTAAGCCGGTGCGGTTGGATGACACCAGCGACACCATCCGTGAGCAACTGTTTGACGTAGACCTGCAAGGCAATGACCTCAACGTTTGGACCTATGAAACTGCACGAAAGCTCGTCCGTTATGGCCACATTGGTACATTGGTGGATGCACCATCTGATGGGGGTAGACCCTATTGGGTGACGTATACGCCACGGCAAATCCTTGGCTGGCGTACTGAATTACAAGATGGCCAGCAGCGTCTTACCCAGTTACGGCTACTTGAATCGACCATTGTGCCTGATGGGCAGTATGGCGAGAAGGCAGTGGAGCAAGTCAGGCTGCTAACGCCTGGCGCGTATGAGCTGCATCAAAAGGATGATCAAGGTGAGTTCCGCGTCATTGACGAAGGCACCACCAGCCTTAGCGAGATCCCATTCTCAGTGGCCTATGCCAACCGACATGGTTACCTGGAGTCGCGGCCACCGCTGGAGGATATTGCCGAGCTGAACCTGAAGACCTATCAGGTGCAATCAGACCTCGATAATCAACTCCACATCAGCGCAGTGCCCATGCTGGCGTTTTACGGGTTCCCGTCTGCTGCCGAAGAGGTATCAGCAGGTCCCGGCGAGGCTATTGCATTTCCTGCTGATGGTCGCGCTGAGTACATCGAACCCGGCGGCAGCAGCTTCGACTATCAATTCCGCCGCCTAGAGCAACTGGCAGCGCAGATCAATGAACTTGGCCTATCGGCAGTGCTCGGCCAAAAGCTGAGTGCTGAAACCGCAGAAGCCAAGCGCATTGATCGCAGTCAAGGTGACAGCACGATGATGGTCATTGCGCAAAACGTGCAGGACATGATCGACAACTGCCTCCAATACCACGCGCAGTATCTCGGTCAAAACGAAGCTGCTGGTAGCTGTTTGGTGAACCGTGACTTCATTGGCGCACGCCTTGAACCACAGGAAATCCAAAGCCTGTTGCAGCTTTACACTGCTGGCACCATCACCCAAGAAACGCTCCTGCAGAACTTGGCTGACGGTGAAGTGCTGGGCGATGACTTTAACGTAGAGGAGGAGCTTGAGGCAACGGCCAATGCGGGCATGGATCTACAACCTGCTGGACCTGCTAACGGACTGGATGATTCTGATGATGGAAATGATCGAACCGAAACCACCGAGGCAACAGGAGCTTGACTATCACATCTGCAAATTGCCAGATGAAATCTTGGCCATTGTGCGTGTCACGTGGTATCGAGATGGCAAAGCCGATGAGGTAGATGAAGTGGTGCTGCATGAAGATGGGCAAAATGGCTATGACGCTTTTGCAGCACTGGTGCAAACAGCATTAAAGCAATGCGCTAATGTCAGCATCCGATCTGGGTATGCACCTGAGGATCTTGGCATCTACCAATGAGCACTCCTGCCGCGCTATACCGTAACGCGATTGACTTGAACCGCTATAGCAATAGCGTGGCGCGGCGGATCATCAATGCGTATAACGACATCATCATTGATGCAGTTAATCAACTACGCACGATTGATGACCTAGCGGCACCAGTTAAAGCGGCACGGTTGCGTGGCATCTTGGCGCAACTTAAGGAGTCGCTTGGCACATGGGCTGGTGATGCAACCGAATTGACCGCAGTGGAGTTGCAAGGCATTGCGCAGTTGCAGTCTGAGTTTGTGGCAGACCAGTTAGCACGTGCGCTACCTGCTGGTGCTAGGGATGCAGTACGCACTGTGGAGATCAGCCCGCAATTTGCTCAAAGCGTGGTCACCACTGACCCCACACAATTCAATGTGGTTGCATTATCGGATGACCTATTTGCAGCAGTGCAAGGCGCACCGCAAACATTCAGCCTGACCGCTGCCCAAGGCGCCACTATTACACTGCCTAACGGTGAGGTGGTGACCAAGGCGTTTCGTGGCATCGCCGTAGATCAAGCCGAGCGGTTCTCGCAGGTGGTGCGCCAAGGGCTGCTGACCGGTGAGCCGACACCAGCCATTGCCAAGCGGTTGATCGGCAGCCTTGAGCGCAGCGACGAACGGCTGGTATTTGGCGAAGCAGCAACTACAAGAGAGCAGCTTCGTGCCGCTGGGATTTTAAGAGACAGGCGTCTTGGCATTAAAAGAATTATTTCTTCTGGCGGCGAACTAACGTCAATGGCCGACAACCAAATCATCACGCTTGTCCGCACCAGCATCAACCAAGTAGCAAATACCGCAAGCCAACAGGTATATGAAGCAAATCAAGACATCACTAAAAAGTATCGCTATGTGGCAACACTGGACACCCGCACCAGCAGCATTTGTCGTGCATTGGATGGTAAAGAGTTTGAATATGGCAAGGGGCCAACACCACCGCAACACTTCAACTGCCGATCAACGACAGTGCCGGTGATCGATTACGAGGGTTTAGGTTTCACGCCGCCACCACCCGCTAAGCGTGCATCAACGGGCGGCCAGGTGCCAGCAGATCAAACTTATGGCCAATGGCTAGCCAAACAGCCGAGTGACGTCAAGGCCGAAGCGCTTGGCCCCGGCAAGGTTGCATATTTCAACCGCCTTGCTGATAAGTACGGCCCAACCAATGCCATCGCCAAGCTGGTGCGTGATGATGGCTCTGAGTTAACCTTAGAACAGCTCCGCAAACGATATGGACCTGCCTAGCCTTCGGCATTTCCGCAATACCGGCATCTATAGCGACCCCGTAGAGGCGCTCGTTGGCGAGGCATGGGTGCCAGCGGTTTACACCGATAAAGGCTGGGCAACGGCTGATGGCACTAGCCTGTTGACAGGTATTCAGGAATGGCGTCATGCCAAAGAAGATGACGGCAGCCCAAAAGAAAGTGGGCAAGGTGATGTCGGAGTACAAAGCCGGAACACTCAAAAGCGGCAAGCCAGGTCCCGGCAAGGGGCCAAAGGTCAAAAGCCGGAAACAGGCAATCGCAATTGCCCTATCTGAAGCTGGCAAGTCCCGCAAGCCAAAAGGTAAAAAGTGATGCCTAAGAAGCCTGGCCTTTACGCCAACATTGCCGCCAAGCGCAAGCGCATCGCAGCCGGCAGCAACGAACGCATGGCACGCAAAGGCGAAGCTGGCAGGCCGACTGCTGCTGCATTCAAGGCTGCTGCTAAAACTGCCAAGAAACCCAAAGGGAAGTGATCACCTATCGCGGCGAGCAATTTGAGGGTTACAACAAACCCAAGCGGACGCCTAAGCATCCCAACAAATCGCACGCGGTATTAGCCAAGGAAGGTGAGACTGTCAAGCTCATCCGCTTTGGCCAGCAGGGCGTATCTGGCTCACCAGCACAAAAAGGAGAATCAGCAGCAGACAAGGCCAGAAGGGCATCATTTAAAGCACGACACGCCAGCAACATAGCTAAAGGCAAGATGTCGGCTGCCTATTGGGCAAATCGTGAAAAGTGGTAACCTATGCATGTACTTAACCCTGCGGGTTATCCATGTCTGAAGAAAACCAAACCCAAGAGCCTGCGGCTACTGGGATTGACACCGACGCGTTGCAGCGCAGCGTTGAGGCACTTGAACGCAAAAATCAAGAGTTGATTGCTGAACTTCGGCAAGCAAAATCCAAGACTTCAAAAGTGCCGGATGGTGTCAATGTCGATGAACTGCTGGAGTTCAAGCGTCGCGCCGAGCAAGCCGAACTTGAATCCCAAGGAAAATACCAAGAAGCCCGACAGGCTTTGGAGCAACAGTTCCGTGAGGCGACGGCGCAAAAGGACCAGCGCATTGCAGAACTTGAAATCCGCGTCCGTGAACTAGAGCTGGTCACGCCAGCCGTCACCGCATTGGCGGAAATTGTCCACGACCCCGACTTGGTACTTAAGACCAAGTTGAGTGCTGAGCAGATCGAACGCGACACTGACGGCACTGTCGTTGTAGTCGATGGCTACCAGCGCACCCCTGTCACTGAATGGGCCAAGACCTTACCGGCATGGATGCAAAAGCAACCGCGCCCACAGGGTTCTGGTGCACCAACTAGCGGCGCATCAGCCAGTATTCCTGCTGGCATGAAGAACCCATTCAGCCCAGATTCATTTAATTTGACTGAGCAATCACGACTGTTTAAGACAGATCGGGATCTGTACGACCGCCTTAAAGCTGCCGCTAGCCGCTAACATATTGCCAGCCGGCTGCGCTGGTGATATAGGGCTGCGCCCAAACCGTAAACCATTTCAGGTGATCAATCATGGCGACTCTTCGCTCTGACATCATCATCCCCGAGGTTTTTACTCCTTACGTCATTGAGCAAACCACCTTCCGTGATGCCTTCCTGGCTAGCGGTGTGGTGCAGCCGATGGCTGAGTTGAATGCAACCGAGGGCGGTGATTTCATCAACGTGCCTTTCTGGAAAGCCAACCTTTCCGGTGACTTCGAGGTGCTGTCTGATAGCAGCAGCCTCACCCCTGGCAAGATCCAAGCTGACAAGCAAGTCGGCGTGATCCTGCACCGTGGTCGCGCTTTTGAGGCTCGCGACCTGGCTGCTCTGGCTGCTGGTTCTGACCCCATGGCCGCCATCGGCGCCAAGATCGCTGATTACATCGCTAACCAGCGTCAAAAGGATCTGCTGTCTTGTCTTGCTGGTGTGTTCGGCACCCTCGGCACCACTAGCTCGTCTGCTGCTTTCTTCCCGCTGACCATTGACGGTGAGTCGGGCGACACCCCTACCACGCTGAGCCCCCGCCACGTGGCAGAAGCCCGCAGCCTGCTGGGCGACCAAGGCGACAAGCTCGCCGCTGTTGCCATGCACTCCAAGGTCTACTACGACTTGGTTGAGCGCAAGGCCATCGATTATGTGACCGAGACCGACGCTCGTCTGACGTCTTCGGTGACTGATTTCGTTGGCGGCAGCATTGCTGGTGCTTACGGCAACCCCACGGTTCCTACCTACATGGGTCTGCGTGTCATCGTCTCTGATGATGTGCAAACCGATGGCAGCGGTAGCTCCACTGAGTACGCCACCTACTTCTTCACCCAAGGCGCTATTGCCTCTGGTGAGCAGATGGCGATGCAGACTGAAACCGACCGTGACATCCTCGCCAAGAGTGATGCCATGTCGATTGACCTGCACTACTGCTACCACCCCGTTGGCGCTAAGTGGGGCGTGACCACCTCGAACCCGACCCGCGCTCAACTGGCAACAGTTGGCAACTGGTCGAAGGTGTACGAAACCAAGAACCTTGGTATCGTGCGGGCGACCAACACCTCTAACTTCGATTGAGGTAACTGATCATGGCATCCATCTTTGAAGCAGTCGCCGGCCTGGCGATTGGTTATCCCCAAGGTACTGGCGGCGCTGTCGTCCAGGAAACCAGCAAGGCTACTGGGGTCACCCTCAACAAGCCCGCTGGTGAGATCACTACCCACGACGCCTCCCTCGCTGGTGGCGCTGAAGTGAGCTTTGTTGTGACCAACTCTTTTGTTGGCCTCAACGATGTTCCCGTCGTGGCTGTCCGCTCCGGCGCTACCACTGGCACTTATGTTGCCAGCGTGAGTGCTGTTGCTGCTGGCTCGTTCACTGTCACCTTGTCGAACCTCGGTACTACCGCAGGCGAAGCACTGGTGCTGAACTATGCCGTTATCAAGGGCGCTGAAGCCTGATTATGGGGCTGTTCGCTTTCCGGCGACTGCGTGAGCTGGAGGCTGCTTCTACGGAGGCGGCCTCTCTTTCTATTGCGGAGCCTGCACCTACACTAGAACAACAGGAGCCACCCGACGATGGCAGTAGTAATCGTGGCCACACCAGGGGCCGCCGACGCAAACTCGTACCTGACGCTGGCAGCAGCACAAGAGATCATTGATGGTTTCGTGCAGGATGCTGATGTAACCGCATGGGCATCGGCTACAACTGACCAAAAGAACCGCGCATTGTTTACCGCCACGCAACGCCTCGACCGCGAGCGGTTCCTTGGCGCAAGGGCGACTGATACGCAGGCTTTGCAATGGCCGCGTACTGGCGTGCGCAAGCCTGATACCTACATCAACACCTACGCCGTTGGCTTTCCGTTTCGGATTACCACTGACTACTACACCGACACCGAAATCCCAACGCAGGTGCAGTATGCGCAGGTGGTGCTGGCCACTTACCTCAACAACAACCCTGATGGCATTGGGCTGAGCGGGTTGGAAGACTACAAGAACGTCAAGATCGGCAGCATTGACGTGACGCCTAACCTTGGCTACGGCGCTGTTGGTGTTGATAAGGTGCCGCCGCTAATGGAGCGATACCTCACAGGGCTTAGAATTAGTGGACCAGGCAACTTCGCCATTAAACGGTCATGAGCATTTTCATTGGCGGCGGTGATGCAGTACCCCGCGAAGGTCTCGAGATCCCAACGCATGATCACATTAGCAATACCTACGACGGCAACAATAACTTGTTGACTGCAGTTTACAAACGCGGTGGATCTAGCGGCAGGATCGTAGCAACATTAACAATGACGTATGACGCCAGCGACAATTTGCTAACCGTAGACAGGAGCTAGCCATGGCGCGATTCAACCTGTTTTCCGGCAAGATCCTGCAAGGCATTGACCTATTGGATCTTGAGGATAACAATAAGGTCATGCTGACGCTCAATGGACTACTGCTCATTGGGGCGGGTTTAATTTCTCTGCCTTATGGGTTTATTTTGGCCGAAGACCGCAGTAATATAACTTGTGAAAACAGCGACAACATTCTGCTTGAGGCGTTTAAGCAATGAACGTCGCGGCACTACCGTCCTTTACAGGCTTTGACCATGAGTGACACCAATTACCTCGCTATTGATTACTCGATAGGCGCCACATTTATTGATGGCACCACCACGTTTACAGGCCGATGGGGTGCCATTCACTTTACGAGTAATACGCATATTGAGGAGATTACAGTGCAAAATTATGATGGCGCTGCATTAGCGGGTAACACGTTTGATGCGTCAACAACGCTCTATGGCGTGTTTACCAGCATCAAGCTGCAAAACGGCCACTGCGTAGCCTATAAGCTCTGATGACACTAGCCAGCCCGCTACGCAAGGTTGCCAGCAAGCTGATGGCAAAATTTGGCGGCGAGGCAACTATTCGTCGTGTAACAACTGGCGTTTATAACACTACAACTGGCACCGCAAGTGAAACCACGGCTGATACCGCAGTCCGTGGTGTGCTGGAAGATGTCAACCTGCGCGAGGTTAATGACCTGATTCAAGCTGGCGACAAGCGTTTGTTGATTGCAGCGGCTGATATTGCTAATGCGCCAACAACTGCAGATGAAGTGCTGATTGGCGCAGTCGTGCATCAAGTGATCACGGTGCGAACCATCGAGCAGGACAATACCGCCATCACCTACGAGTTAATCCTGAGGGCATAATGACACGCACCATCCGCGTTGGTGATATTGGCGACTATGCCAGCCAGCAGATGGAGAAGTTGCTGCGGGTTGCGGTGTTAGAAACTGACAGCCTCGTTAAGCTGCTTAGTCCAGTTGACACTGGACGGTTTCGTGTTAGCTGGCAGGTAGGCGAAAACAGCGCAGGCGGTGGTCAAAAACCTGAAGGCAGCTATACCACAACAGAATTCGGTAGCGCAGCCGCTGCGCAATCAGCAATTCCCATTGAACGGCTTGGCTACAGTCAAGAAAAGCTGGGCAACGTTTACAGCGTGCACAATAACCTGCCGTATGCTGAGAAGCTGGAAACAGCACCCTTGGACCAAGGCAGCAGCATTCAAACCGACGGGCCAGGTTGGGTACGCGGCATTGCCAAAGACATCCAAGGGCTTGTGCAAGTCAATGCTGACCGCATCGGGAGGGAATCATGAGTAGCAACTACAACGATGTTCGCGCTGCCATTGAGGGTCGCATCGCAGCAGAGATGGCATTAGCTCCGGTGTATCCGATCAGCTATCAAAACGTCCCGTTCACGCCACCTAACAACACGCCATGGGCGCAGGCGTTCATTCGCTTTGGCGATAACAACTACGCTACGCTGCTGCCAACAGGTGGTGTCGGGTTCAACCGTCAAACCGGCACGTTGGTGATCAATGTGTTCACGCCACAGGGTCAAGGCACTGCGGCAAACTTCACCATTGCAGAGCGGCTAAAAGATCTATTTGATCGTCAAATTGTATCTGGTATCATCTTCGACGCCGCATCAGGTCCAGCGCAGGTAACACCTGCCGCGCCTGAGCCTTATTTCCAAACGCAACTTACCATTACGTTTGAAGCCTATTTAGACTGACGCAGCCACTACCGTTCACAACATGGCTGTTACTGTTTTGTCCGGTACGTCCGGCGCCCTCTATTACAAGCCTGCTGGCACCACTGGGACATTCCCAGAGACTGGTGTCAACGCAAGCACTGATGTCATCACGATTCAGCAGTACCTCAACCTGAAGCCTGGCGACCCCGTTAAGTTCCGCGTCATCAACAGCCAAACCGGCGCCAGCGGTACCGGCACGCTGCCTGCTCCGATCGACGCAAGCACCACTTACTACGTTCTGACCTACACCGCTGCCACTGGCGCGCTGACGGTTTCAGCAACTGCTGGTGGCACCATCCTTGCCATCACCGATGACGGCACCGCCGTGGCGCCTAACGAGTTTGAGGTGTATTACGCCGACTACGCCGCCGTTGGCCAAGTGCAGTCGTGGTCCTTTGAGGTGAGCCGCGCTGAAATCGACGTGACTACCATCGGTCAAACTGCTGGTCAGTACGCACCTTTCCGTGCTTACATCCCCGGCTTTGCTGATGGTACCGGCACTGCTACCGTTTATGTCACCAACGAAGACGCAGCACTGTCTAACCGGATGGTTGAAGACGTGCTCCAGCGTCAGCAAGTCGGTTGCGGCTTCAAGCTGTATACCGACAAGGGCACCACTGAGGCCCTCAGCCGCAGCATCGGCATGGATGCTGTACTGCTGAGCGCCAGCCTGAACATCAACCCCGACGATGCTCAGCAGGTGGAGATCACCTTCCGCCCGAGCGGCACGCCTACGTTTGACTTCAGCACCTCTGCTTGATCGGTCATCACATAGACCCCCGGCTTGCGCTGGGGGTTTTTTGTGCTTAAAGTAATAGCGAATCACTCATATTTATGGCAACCACGTCTGCACTGTCACGCCTCAAGAAAGCCGCCAACTTGACGCCCGTTAAGCGCACGGTTAAGTTGAGCGATGGCACTGATTTTGAGTTTTACTCGGCACCGCTTACGATGTCCGAACGTGAGCGGGCGCAAAAGATGCCTGGCGGCGATGACCCCAATGGCTTTGCATTGAACCTGCTAGTTACCAAAGCAGTTGATGATGCAGGGCAGCGGCTGTTTGCTGCAGGTGAAATTGCCGAATTGAAAAATGAGGTAATGGATGCTGACCTGCAAACACTGATGCTTGCGATCATCACCAACCCAGAGGAGGAAGAGGTTGACATGAAAAGCACTCAAGCGGGAGCTAAGTAAAGACAACCTGCTCCTGCTGCAACTTGGTATTGCAAAAGAGCTTGGCTACTCATTGGCCAAGCTCAACCAAGAGGTAACGCTAGAAGAGTTGCTGGTATGGTCAGCTTATTTTGAGCTGCAGAACGAAGAGCAGGAACGTAGAATGAAGCAACGCCGTAGGTAGATCGTGTCGGTTGTCGCCAACGTTGCTATTAACGTTGACAGCCGCAATGCGGTCAGCAAACTGCGGCAGGTGCAAACGCAGTCGCAGGCAACTGGTCAAGCAGTTGAAAAGCTAAATGCAACTGCAGCGGCAGCAAGCGATAAGTTTAAGGTTGCCGCCAATGGCGTTAAGTATTTCACCGACGCTACCGGCAGGGCTAGGGCTGAAAACGGCAGGTTCTTATCAACAGCCGAACGCGCTGCAGCGGGTATCCGCGATCAAGGCGATGCAGCCCAGCAGGCAAGCGGCAAGCTTAATGGACTTCGCAATGCATTGGCTGGACTCGGTGTTGGGCTTGCACTGCGAAAGTCTTTTATAGATGCATCTGAGCTTGAATCTGCGCAATCCAGAATTGAACTCGTTAGCAAAAACTTTCAGCAACTAGCCGGTATTCAAGATGTTGCAGCTAATGCTGCTAGAAAGTTTAACCTTAGCCAGTCAGAATCTCTTAGCGCATTAACCGACCTTGGTAACCGAATTGGACCTACCGGCGCAAGCCTAGAAGATGTCGCTAATGTTTACGAAGGCTTTAATACGCTGCTGGCGCTTAATAAGGTAAATAGCCAGAATGCCGCATCGGCTACTTTACAGCTAAACCAAGCACTTGGTTCTGGCCGCTTAGCTGGCGAGGAGTTCAACGCAATTAGCGAGGCAACTCCGCAATTGCTTGATGCGGTTGCAAAAGTATTAGGCCGAAACCGTGGTGAGCTAAAGCAACTTGCTTCCGATGGTCAAATTAGCAGCCAAGTGCTTATTGAAGCATTGAAGCGCATTAGGACCGAAGGTGCTGCTGACCTAGAGGCTTCTTTTGGCGGAGCATTTGGAGCAACTAGGAGATTCAATGCTGCGCTTGAAGATTTTAGTGCAACGGTTGGCACTGAACTACTGCCAGCCATAACGCCAATTATTAGCAAAGCAACAGAGATTTTAAAACTATTTGGGCAACTGCCTGGCCCCATAAAGACAACAGCAGTTGCAGTTGTTGCGCTTACGGCTGCGTTTATTGCATTGGCTCCAGCAGTTGCTGCTATCAGCCTTGCCGCTGCGCCATGGCTTGCATTAGCAGCCGGTGTGGCTGCACTTACGGTAGTGGTAGTGGAATCTGCCGATGCACAGCAGGAGTTCAACAATACGCTTAACTATGCTCCAATTGAACAAGTTGCAGGCAAAATAAAATCACTAGAAAAAGAACTTGCTGCAGCCGAGTTAAAGCTGCTGTCCGTGCAGTCTGAGTTTGGCGCCGTTAGCCGCGAAGCGGCATTTGCAGAAGTTTCAGTTGATGCATTGCGTGGCGCCTTAGAGCAAGCGCAAGGCGAGTACAAAGTCCGCTTGCTATATCAAACGGTTGGTGTCACCCCAGATGCCAGATTCTTTGGACCCGGCTTCAAGGCGCCAACGCCAGAACCACCCAAGCGGCCTATGCCTTTAGTGCCAAAAGGCAGCGGCGGCGGCGCAAAAAGCGGCAAAGATGATGCTGAACGTAAAGCAGAAGAAAAGCGGCGTGCAGCAGAAGAGCTAGCCAATCTTCAAGGGCAAGTAGCACTTAAAGAGAAACTGTTCGGAATTGAAAAGCAGATTGCAGTAGAAAAAGAACGCGGCAGTCTTGTAACTGCAGCAGCATTGGAAATAGACAAGGCGCTAGAAGAGCGTCAAACTAGAATTGCTGAAATTACACGTAGTAAGGCAACACAAGAAACCAAGAATGCTCAAATAAAAGATGCAACGCTTGAGGCAGACAAGAAAATATATGCCGTCCAGCAAGCTATTAAGGAGCAAGCAATAGAGCGCACAAAAGCCTTTGACCAAACAATTGCCGACCTTGATTTGGAGTTGGCGCTGAAAACTGCCACGACTGAACAAGCGCGTGAACAGTTACGCCTTGAAGCTGAAATCGCTAGGATTCGTGGCGACAAAAATCTAACTCCAGATCAGCAGCAAGCAATCATTGGGCGCAAGACTGAACTTGCTAGGCCTAAAACTGATAAGGAGCGACTGCAAGGAGCAGCCGACGAGGTAAAACTTGAACTTGAAAAGTTAACTGATCCGATCAATCTGGTCACTAGCGCTGCTGCTGGAATTGGCGATGCGTTTGCTACATCTTTTAAAGGAATCATCAGCGGCAGCATGACTGCCAAGGAAGCACTAGCTGGCTTCTTCCAGAGTGTGGCGGATCAGTTCCTCGACATGGCGGCGCAGATTATCGCCAAGTGGATCCAGATGACGATCCTTAATACCGTGTTGAGGCTGTTCCCCGGTGGTGATTTGGTCGGCGGCATTGGCGGAGGGCTCTCCAGCGGATTTAACGCTGGTACGGCTTCCGCTGTACCCACAGATGCTGGCGGATGGGCGGCATCCTTCGGCACTGTGCTGCCTGGCCGTGCCAAGGGTGGCCCGGTGTCTGGCGGTCAGATGTACATGGTGGGCGAGCGTGGTCCCGAGTTGTTCGTACCAGGGCGCAGCGGCACCATCGTTGCCAATGACAAGATGGGTGGCGGCAGCACCAACGTGGTGGTAAACGTCGATGCCAAGGGCAGCAGCGTGGAGGGCAACGAGCAAGGCGCCAACCAGCTTGGCAGGGTCATCAGTGCTGCGGTACAGTCAGAATTGATTAAACAGCAGCGGCCCGGCGGTCTTCTCGCACGCTAATGGCTACGTTCCCCGACTACAAACCACGCGTTGGCGCCAGCAAGAACAGTGCGCCTAAGGTGCGCTCTACGCGGTTTGGTGACGGATATGAACAACGCGTACAGTTCGGCCTCCAACAAGACCCGAAGGAATGGACACTGGAGTGGAATGTAACCGAGGAGGTATCAGACGAAATCGAAACGTTCCTTGAAGCCCGTGGTGGTTCTGAGTCGTTTGACTGGACGCCACCTGATACCAGCACCAGCTACAAGTGGGTATGCAGTGAGTGGCAAAAGACAATCGAGGAACCATTCCGAGCTGTCATCCGCGCCACCTTCCGGCAAGTGCATGAGCCATGAGCGCACCTGCACTGTGGCAAGCTAGTTACGCCTACAACGTCGGGGATGTTGTTCAGGCCACGATCCCACCAGCGACGGGATTCTTCTTCCGTTGCACGGTTGCCGGTACGACTAGCGCGACGGAACCGTTCTGGCCGACGGTCATCGGTAATACCACTGTCGATGGCACCGTTACATGGATGGCGGTCACCATTCTGTCAGGTGACTTCCAGACATCTAACCCCAGCGCAATCATCGAGCTATTTGAGTTGGAGCTGGTCACTGCGATCCATGGCAGTAATGAGGTTTATCGTTTCCACTCGGGCACCAATTTAGTCAACAACGGTGATGTGGTTTGGCGTGGCAATAGCTATTTGAAGTTTCCGATTGAAGCAGACGGGTTTGAATACAGTGGACAGGGGTCACTGCCGCGGCCAAGGATTCGCGTTAGCAACATTTTTGGCACGGTTACGGCCATCATCCTTAGCCTGCCGGTTGGCTTGGAGGGCGCCAAGGTAACGCGCATCCGCACGCTGGCCAAATATCTCGATGCTGCTAACTACCCAGTTAGCGGCGACATCTTGCTACTTGAGGACGGCGATGCACTGCTGCTTGAAGATGGCGGTAGTTTCCTGCTGGAGCCAATCAATCCCAACGAAGATGGCAGCGCTGAATTTCCACGCGAAATTTTCTTTATCGACCGCAAAAGCGCAGAAAACCGCAACCTCGTTGAATTTGAGCTGGCAGCCAGCTTTGACCTTGCTGGTGTGCGGGCACCCAAGCGGCAGTGCATCGCCAACCTATGCCCATGGACGTATCGCTCTGCAGAATGCGGCTACACGGGGACCAATTATTTTGATGCTGCAGACCAGCCAGTGCTGAGCGCATCTGGTGACGTATGCGGCAAGCGACTCAATAGCTGCCACCTGCGATTTGGGCAGAATGCTGAATTGCCATTTGGTGGATTCCCTGGCGTTGGTACAGTCAGCGGATGACAATGACCTGGCGCGACGCAGCACTAGAGCACGCCAAGGCGGAACAACCCCGCGAGGCCTGTGGGTTGCTGGTGGTCATCAAAGGCCGCGAGCACTACATCCCGTGCCGCAACCAAGCGGCAGCACCAGATCAGATGTTTGTGCTGTCAACCGAGGATTACGCCGCAGCCGAAGATCAAGGCGAGGTGTTGGCTATTGTTCACAGCCACCCAAGTACACCACCGCAGCCATCACCAGCAGACCGCGCCGCATGTGAAGCCAGCGGCTTGCCTTGGTATATCGTCAACCCCAACCTAGAACTCTGGGGCGAATGCAAGCCATGCGGTTATAAGGCGCCATTGATTGGCCGCGAATGGGTGTGGGCGGTGCATGACTGCTGGACACTGGCGCGTGACTGGTATGCCGAGCAGGGCATCAAGCTACGCGACTGGGACCGCTGCACCAACCCAGAAGACTTTCAGGCCAAACCGTATTTTGATGATCGCTGGAAGGCGACAGGTTTCCGTGAGTTGCTACCTAATGAAGAACTAGAGAAAGGCGACCTGCTGTTTATGAGCATCAGCAGCCCTGGCCTGAACCATTGCGCCGTGTATCTAGGCGATCAGATGGTGTTGCATCATATGCAGAGTCGCTTGAGTAGCCGTGACCTTTACGGCGGGTGGCTACTAAAATGCACAGGAAGGAGGTTGCGTCATGCTGCGTAAGATCAAGCTGTACGGCGCCCTCGCTAAGTTTGTCGGCCATCGCGTACTGGAAGCGGATGTCGCCACTGCTGCTGAGGCGGTGCGTTTTCTAGTGACCAACTGGCCAGAGTTAGAAGCCCATATGGCGCACCAGTATTACCGCGTCCACACCGCTGGCGAAGATCTGACGCTGGATGATGTCCACAACCCAATGGGCCGCGAGATCCAGATTGTGCCGGTGATGGCGGGCGCTGGTGCCATTGGGCGGATTTTGCTGGGCATTGCGTTGATTGCAGGAGCATTTTTTACAGGAGGCGCAACAATAGGATTATTGGGACTTGCTGCACCTGTAGCTGTTAGCACTGTTTTGGCTGGCGTCGGAATCAGCCTTGTTTTAGGTGGGGTAGCTCAGTTACTTGCACCAACACCAAAGATCGACCAAGACGAAGGCGACCCCAAAAAAAGCTTTAGCTTTAGCGGCATCCAGAACACCACGCGGGCTGGTGTGCCGGTGCCCGTGGTTTATGGCGAGATGTTGGTTGGCGGCATTGTCGTTAGCGCTGGCGCTGACATTGTGCAGGTGTCAGGCGTATGAGCATCTACGGTGCTGGTGGCGGTGGCAAGGGTAAAGGCGGCGGCGCCTTTCGTAAGTCCACAGAAGCGAAGGACAACCTTGATTCAACGGCTTACGCCAAGATTGTTGAAATCCTTAGCGAAGGTGAGATCGAGGGATTTGCCACGCCATCACGCTTGGGGCTAACGCAAGGCACGACGCAATACATGAATGCGTCGATGAAGGATATTTACTTCAACAAGACGCAATTGCTTAATGTTACTGCGGACAATACGTTGCCGCAGGAGTCTGACTTTAATTTTCAAAACGTCACCGTCGTGACCAAGTTTGGCACGCAAAGCCAGGCCTATGTGCCAGGGTTTGATGCGTCTGAGAAAGAGGAGGGAGTCAATGAATCCGTGACAATCGCATCGCCTAAAACGAGGGCCATTCTTGATCCAAATATCAATGCCGTTCGGCTGACAATAACTGTGCCATCGCTGCAAAAGGTGCTGGACAACGGCGACATTGTTGGCTCATCATTGTCTTTGGCCATTGCGGTTCGTTACTCTGGGGCAATCATTTACACTACAGTTATTAACGACACTATTTCAGGGCGCACGTCTGATACATATCAGCGAGATTACATTGTTGACCTTGTTGGTGCGTTCCCTGTTGACATTCAAGTTAGCCGCACGTCACCAGAGCCAACCAGCGTTAAAGAGCAAAATGCATTTACTTGGACCAGTTACACCGAGCTGATCTATAAAAAGCTGAAGTACCCAAACACTGCCTACGTTGCCACACGGATTGATGCTGAGCAGTTCAGCAACATCCCGCAACGCGCCTACAAAATCCGTGGCGTTAAGGTTGCTATTCCGAGCAATGCAACCGTTGACCTAGAAACCGGTAGGCTCACCTATTCCGGTATTTGGAATGGAACATTCGGCGCTGCTGCATGGACCAGTGACCCCGCCTGGATTCTGTGGGATTTGCTCACCAGCAGGCGCTACGGATTGGGTGATCACATCCAGGCCAACACATTAGACCGGTGGGCATTTTTTCAAGCTAGTAAGTATTGCGCTGAACTGGTATCGACAGGCCTGAATGATCCAATCAGCGAGCCACGGTTTAGCTGCAATGTCAACATCCAAACGCAAGAAGAGGCCTATAAGCTCATCAACGATATGTGTTCAGTGTTCCGCGCCATGCCGTACTGGGCGGCTGGATCGCTGAGCATGATGCAAGACCGGGCAGCAGATCCGGTTGCATTATTTACCCTTGCCAATGTCAGTGAAGATGGCTTCACCTACGAATCCAGCAGCCTGAAGACCCGTTCAACTGTTGTCGTTGTTGGCTGGCTCAATTTGGAGTTGGGCGACATTGACCGGGAAGTGGTCGAAGATCCTGAAGGCATCGCTCGCTATGGCGTGGTGACCAAAGAAGTGACGGCATTTGCCACCACCAGCCGGTCACAAGCGCATCGCGTGGGCGAGTGGATTCTTTACTCCGAACGCTACGAGACAGAAGTATGCAGCTTTACCACCAGCCTAGAGAACGGCATCATCGTTCGCCCTGGCGCTGTCATCAACATTGCCGATCCTGTTAAGTCTGGCGCTCGCCGTGCTGGTCGCATCAGTAGCGGAACCGCATCCACCGTCACGGTTGATAATGCAACCGACCTGCCCAGCACCGGCACCTTGAGCGTGGTGCTAGACGATGGCATCGTCGAATCGCGCACCATCACAGATCTGACTGCTGGTGTGTACACGGTCACGCCGCCTTTCAGCATGGCACCACAAAATGGTGGTGTGTGGATGGTTGAAACCAGCGACATCCAGCCGACGCAATGGAAAGTGCTGGGCATCCAAGAAGAAGAGGGCATCAACTATTCGATCACAGCCGTCAGCTACAACAGCAGCAAATACGACTATGTGGAGCGTGGCGCACCACTTGAAGCCCGCGACATCACCAACTTGAACGTGCCACCTGCAACACCGCAGGACTTGACCGGCACCGAGATCCTGTATCCGCTCAATGGTCGGGTCACAACAAAGTTGGCACTCACATGGAAGGGTGTCCGTGGCGTCAATGAATACAAAATTCGGTGGCGTGCTGAATTTGGCAACTGGACAGAGGTGCGCCAATACGGCCCGCTGTACGAAATCGAGGATGTGACCACTGGCAACTACCAAGTGGAGGTCTATGCCATCAGCTCGACGCAGGTGATCAGCAGCGCACCGGCTGAGATGATGTTCTCGGTCACGGGCGTAAGCGCACCACCTGCTAATCCGACAGGCGTCAGCTTGGTGCCCATCAACGAAAGCACCGCCATTATCCAGTGGGATCTAGCAACCGACCTCGATGTGCTGATTGGCGGTGAGGTCTTGATTCGTCATGACCCGCGTGACATGCCAGCAGCGGAGTGGTCAACTAGTAACGCCATCGTGCAGGCAGCGGCTGGCAACCAAACCCAAAAGCAGGTGCCGTTGTTAGCTGGCACTTATTTCGTCGCCTTCCGTGATCAATCCGGCGTGCGTTCATTGGTGCCGGTTGGCATCCATGCAGCATTGCCCACGCCGCAGCCACGCCTGAGCGTAAAGGTCTGGGAAGAGCAAAACCTGGTGCCCAAGTTTGATGGCACCAAAACTAACTTCATCTACGACGCTGGCAAGGTTGCGCTGTACCTAGATCCAGCGACGGCACTGACCGGCACTTATGTCTACAAGGACACGCTGGACTTGACGCAGGTTTATGACATCAACCTGCGCCGCCGGATCATTAGCTATCCGGTCAGCACGTCAATCAACTTCGATAGCGTCACGGGTTTGTTTGACGACCAGCCCGGCAACTTCGATGGCAGCGACCTTGATCAGGTCAACTGCGTTACCTACGTTCGCACAACAAACGACAACCCAGCCGGCACGCCAACGTGGGGACCGTGGAACGAGTTCGTCAATGCAGTGGTGCGAGCACGCGCCATCCAGGTGCGGGTGATTGGTGCCACCGAAAGCAACTTGGTCGGCTTGGCAATTTCAGACCTTGGCGCAACGGCTGAACTGCAGCAGCGGGTTGAATCTGGCAACCGGACCGGCGCCAACACCTATACCGTCACGTTTGCCCAGGCGTTTTACCAGACACCGAACATCGTGATCAGCCCGTCGAACATGGCAACCGGTGACTACTACACGGTCACCGCCACCAGCCGCACCGGCTTCACTGTAAACTTCTACAACAGTGCCAATGCAGGCGTGACTCGCAGTTGCGATTACACTGCTACTGGCTACGGCAGAGAGATCGTCTAATGGCGCAAGCTGACCAGACCGT